CTGGAAAGTATATTTCTGCTGCATTATTATCTGGTTCTACTATAGAAAATGGTGGAATTTCAGTAAAACCTAATGTAAAGTTTAAAGAAGTAATCAAGAAAGTCTCTACAAGTGGACTTATTGCTAATGCTTCTTGTGACTTTGCTGACACAGGCACAGTTACATTAACTGAAAGAATCCTTCAACCAGAAGAGTTCCAAGTTAATGTTGAACTATGTAAAAAAGACTTCCGTTCTGATTGGGAAGCTGTACAAATGGGATATTCTTCATTTGACAAATTACCTCCAAAATTCAGTGATTTCTTAATCTCTCATGTTGCTGCTAAAGTTGCTGAGAAGACTGAGCAAAATATATGGAGTGGTGTTAACGCTAACGCAGGTGAATTTGATGGATTCTCTACTTTATTAGCTGCTGATTCTGATGTTATAGATGTAACTGGTTCTGCAATTACTTCTGCTAACGTAATTTCTGAATTAGGTTCTATCGTAGATGCAATTCCTTCTTCTTTATATGGACAAGAAGATATGTATGTATATGTATCACAAAACATTGCTAGAGCTTATGTAAGAGCTTTAGGTGGGTTTGGAGCTTCTGGATTAGGTGCTGCTGGTACAAACTCTCAAGGAACTCAATGGTGGAACAATGGTTCATTAAGCTTTGATGGTGTAAAACTATTTGTTGCTAATGGGCTAGCTGATGACACTGCTGTTGCTGCTGAGAAATCTAACCTATACTTTGGAACAGGTCTTTTATCTGACCATAATGAAGTTAAAGTTATCGATATGGGTGACTTAGATGGCTCTCAAAATGTAAGAGTAATCATGAGGTTTACAAGTGGAGTTCAATACGGAATCGGAGGAGATATCGTATATAGAGTAAACGCTTAATAATAATTAAATAAAGGGTGGGTTTAATCACTCACCCTTTTAATACTAACTTTTAAAAACTAATAATATGTCTTGTAATTTATCACTATATAGAACAGAACCTTGTAAAGACAGCGTTGGTGGGTTAGATAAAGTTTACTTCGTCAATTATGACAGTTCGTTATATTCAAACATTACGTTTGACACAACTAACACAGATGCTATAGAGTCAATTACTGGCACTCCATCTGCATACGAATATGATATAAAAGGAACTTCTTCTTTCACTCAAAACATTCAAGCAAGTAGAGAAAATGGAACTACTGCTTTTGAACAAGTTCTTGAGCTTACTTTACACAAGCTAACTATTGCAGACCATAAAGAATTAAAGTTATTATCTTTTAATAGACCTCACGTTATTATAAAAGACAATAATGGAAATTACTTTTTATCTGGCATAGAGCATGGTATGGATGTTTCTGGTGGTACTATCGTAACAGGTGGTGCTATGGGAGACTTAAGTGGATACACTTTAACTTTAACAGGAATGGAAAAAGCTCCAGCTAACTTTATGGAGTCTGACCCTGCTACTGTTGGATTTACTGTTGTAAATTCTTAAACATAGTATACTCTTAAACATAATAGATATAAAGCCCTTTAATTAGGGCTTTTTCTATATAAAACAAAATCAACACTTTTCAGTTATCTTATTATGATAAGATTACTACCTAACTCAAATACACAAACTATTAAAGTAATTCCTAGAAAAGGATTAAGTGGCTCTCTTTCTTTAAAAATAACAGAAGATGGCACTAATATAAATGAAACAATTACTGATTCAAATATGTCAAGTAATGGTAATTTTTCTGACATACAGTTTGCTTCTACAATATTAAAAGAAAACAACTTATATTTTTTAGAATTTACATTAGGTGGAGGTTTATTTTATAGAGATAAAGCTTATGTAACTTCCCAGACAAACGATGAAGTTATACATACATTAAACGAGAACAAGTACACTGAATATGGTGCTGGTTCTGAAGATGAATATATAGTAATATAATATGGAAAACAAAAATATTAGAGTAGTCAATTTATCTGGTTATGAAATACCAGAAATAAAAGAAGTCTACGGAAAAGACTGGGTTCAATACGGAGAGCATAACGATTACTTTGATGAGCTTATAGACAAATACTTAGGAAGCCCTACAAATGCTAGATGTATAAATGGTATTGTAGATATGATTTATGGTAGAGGATTAGAGGCTACAGACAGTGAAATAAAACCTGAGATGTATGCAAAGATGAAAATGCTCTTAAAACAAAAGGATTTAAGGCGTGTTGTAAACGACTATAAGATGTTAGGTCAATCTGCTGTTCAAGTGGTCTATAACAAGCGGAAAACGGCCATTGTGAAGGTGTTACACTTTCCTATGGAGACCCTTAGAGCTGAAAAGGCTAAAAAAGGTCAAATAGAGGCTTATTATTACCATCCTAAGTGGTGTGATATGAAGCCTAGCGACAAACCTAAAAGAATACCTTCTTTTGGTAATGGTTCCAAGAAAGAAGTTATAGAAATATATGTATTTAAACCATATAGGTCAGGATTTTACTATTATTCTCCAGTAGATTATCAATCTTGCTTACAATATGCAGAACTAGAAGAAGAAGTAAGTAATTATCACATAAATAATATAAAGAATGGATTGCAACCTTCTTTATTAATAAACTTTAACAATGGAGTGCCTAATGAAGAAACTCAAGAGCTTATTGAACATAAAATATATGATAAGTTTAGTGGCTCTTCAAATGCAGGTAAATTCATACTTACTTTTAATGAGTCTACAGAAACTCAGGCAGATTTACAACCTATTCACTTGCCAGATGCTCATGCACAGTATCAATTCTTGGCTGACGAAAGCAGAGAAAAGATAATGTTGGGTCATGGTATTGTTTCTCCTATATTATTAGGTATAAAAGACAATACAGGGTTTGGAAACAATGCAGAAGAACTTAGAACTGCTTCTATCCTTATGGATAACATAGTAATCAGGCCATTTCAACAGAATATAATAGATGGTTTAGATGAAATACTTGCATTTAATAAAATATACTTAAGCTTATACTTTGTAACTCTACAACCAATAGAATTTACAGAATTAGATAATATTTCTACTAAAGTTAAGAGAGAAGAAGAAACAGGAGAGAAATTAAGCTCACAAGAAGAATTAGATTTATCAGATGAAGGTGCAGAAGACCTATACACTCAATTAGAAGTGTTAGGAGAGGTTGTTTCTGATGAATGGGAGCTTGTACATAGTGAAGCAGTAAAAGATGATAATGAAGAGTTTGATTTAACTAAACTAAGCGTTACAGAAGACGATGCTAAACCTGATAAGAGGTCAAGTCAAGATAATTCTGGATATAAAATAAGATATTCTTATGGTCCAGTAAGAAACTCTGACAAAAGCAGAGTATTTTGTAGACAAATGGAGTCTCTTACAAGTAAAAACTTAGTGTTTAGAAAAGAAGACATTACTCTTATGTCTTTTAGAGGTTTAAACAGTGAATTAGGGCATAACAAGAGTAAATACAACCTCTTTAAGTTTAAAGGAGGTAAAAACTGTCACCATTTCTGGGAAAGAAGAGTATATAAAAAGAAAGTAACACCAAATGCCGAAGTTGAAGCTTCAGATGCTGTAAAAGATGGCTTTAAGGAACCAAACAACCCTGAAGAAGTCGCAATTAGACCAGTAGATATGCCAAACAGAGGTGCTTATCCAAAAACTAAATAATTATGGCACAGAAAGCACTCTTTATAACAATAAACGACTTAAAAAGAAAATCTATAATAGATGGTAATGTAGATGCTGATAAACTTATACAGTTTATTGAAGTAGCTCAAGATACTCATATTCAAAACTATTTAGGAGGATTACTTTATAATAAATTACAAACCTTAGTATTAAATGGAACTATAAGTGATTCTGGTAACGCTGATTATAAAACATTATTAGATGATTATGTAAAACCTATGCTTACTTGGTTTACACAAAGTTCTTATTTACCATTTGCTATGTATCAAATTAGTAATGGAGGTGTATTTAAACATAGAAGTGAAAACTCAGAAACTATTTCTTTAGAAGAAATGAGAATGATGTTAGCAAAAGTTACCGAAACAGCAGAGTTCTATACTAGAAGATTTGTTGATTACATGGATTACAATAGCACTTTATACCCAGAATATGTTTCCTCTACAAATGGAGAGATGTACCCTGATAAAGATGTTAATTTTAATTCTTGGGTACTTTAATGAAGTATAAAAAAATAAAAACATATAAACCTAAAGAAAGTAATGTGGTTAAATTAGATACTTTCTTACAAAAATTAAACAAAGATGGCAAACACAATAAACTGGGGAAAGATATACTGTAGCACTGAATGGGGTAATACAGCAAACGAGAGTACTTTACATATTGATTCACAACCAACTTGTTTTGAATAATGGCTACACTTTCAGGAAATAAAATAAAAAATACTTATCAGTCGCTTGTAAAGTTTTCTGATAATGGAAATATAACCACTTCAGCTAAACAATTAACTGATGGTTTTGGTAATAACTCACCTATGTTTGTGTCTACTACACAAGTAGGAATAGGTGTAACACCAGAATCAGGATTAAACCTTCACGTTTTTGGAGATGCTAAAATAGGTAGCAATTTAACAGTTATTGGAAACTTAGTAGTTGAAGGAAGTACTACAACAGTAGGAACAGATACATTAACAGTTAAAGACCCATTAATTGTACTAGCAAACAATAATACCTCCACAGACGCAGTTGACATAGGTTTTTATGGCAAATATACTCCTTCTGGTACTACACTATACTCAGGACTGTTTAGAGAAGCTTTAACAGGCAAATACAGATTATTTAAAGACTTACAAGTTGAACCTACTACAACAGTAAATACAAGTGGAACAGGATATGCACAAGCTACTTTAATAGCTAGTTTAGAAGGAAACGTAATAGGTAATGTTACTGGAACGGTTAGTTCGTTATCTAATCACACGACAAGTGATTTAGCGGAGGGAACTAATTTATATTTTACAACAGCAAGAGCTAGAGCTAGTTTTAGTGAAGGCACAGGTATAACAATAACTTCTGGTGCAATATCAATAGACTCAACAGTAGCTACATTAACAGGCACACAAACATTAACTAATAAAACTATAGATGCAGATAATAATACTATTAGTGATTTAGAAGTTGATAATTTAAAAAGTGGTGTATTAGATACTGATTTAAGTACAGTTTCTGCTTCAGATGATACGTTAGCTTCTGCTAAAGCAATTAAAACTTATGTAGATGGTCAAGTAGGAGATAACAATGAGCTTTCAGAAGTGTTAGCTAATGGCAATACAACTGGTGGAACAGATATAGCAGTAAGCTCTGGAGATGATATAACCTTTGTAGATGATAGTAAAGCTATATTTGGAAGTGATGGAGATTTAGAGATATTTCACGGTTCTGCAATTGACACAAGTTTTATTCAAATAAATGGAGATTTAGATATAAGAGCTAATACTTTAAGCTTAAAATCGTATGTAGGGGAAACAATGTTAAGAGGTTCAAGCAACGGAGCAGTAAGATTATATTACGATGGTGTTGAAAAACTTATTACAACTTCTACAGGAATTAGTATAACAGGTGATTTAATAGTAGATACAGATACTTTATTTGTAGATGCTTCAGAAGATTCTGTTGGTATAGGATTAACTAATCCTGCTGATTATACTGCTGATGAATTAGTTATAAGTGTACCTGACGGAAGTGGAATGACTTTAGTTAGTGGAACTACAGATGCAGCTTACATAGAGTTTAAAGACTCAACAGGAGCTATTGGAACAAATGGTGGTTTTGTTAGTTATAATCACGATACTGATACACTTCAAAACTTTGCACAAAGTAAAGTTTCTGTAGCAATATTAGAAGCTGAAGTTGCATACTTTACAGATACAGCTTTTTATGTAGATAAATCTACAACTATTGATGATAATTTAACTGTTAATGGAAACGCAACTTTTGCTGGTGATGTTACAATACCAGTAGGCGAAAGATTATATTTAGGTGGTGGTTCTCATACATATATTAGTGAGGACATTAATGATAGATTGAGATTCTTTACAGGTGGTACTGAGTTTATGAGGTTTACAGAAGATACTTCTGACACAATAAACTTTTATACAGATGCAACTTTTGCAGGAAATGTAAATATAAATTCAACAATTCCAAGAATAAATCTTACTGACTTACAACAAGATGACTGGGCAATTATAAATGATAATGGCATATTTACGCTTCAATGTACAACAGGTTCTGGTTTAGCTTTAACTTTAGATACTTCTAATAACGCAACTTTTGCAGGAAGTGTAACATCTAATGCAATACCTGCTTTTATTGTTGGAACTGTTGGAGCGATAGGAAATACTGCAGGTGATGTAAATATATATAGCACAACAGGAGGGCATAATGGATTAAGAATGCACGCTAACGGTATTTTACCAACAGATAATACAGGAACTATAATTGACAATGATGCAGATTTAGGAGATGTATCATATAGATTTAAAGATTTATATTTAGGTGGTTCAATTACAGCAGGTGGAGCAACTTTTGCAGGAAATATCACTATATCTAAAGCAACTCCATTTATAACACTTTCAAACACAGCAGAAAATGAATGTGGAATTGTAATGTTAGATAGTGCAGATGCAGGACAATCAGCTCAAATTACTTATGATGCAGGTTCAAGTAATGCGTTAAAATTTTATAATAATGCTGCTACAGAAAGAATGCGTATTGACAGTTCTGGACAAGTTATATTTAAAGGGACAGGAAATGGTGTAGATTTAAGATTCAAAGATATTAGTGCTGCAATATCAAGTCAAACAGCAGGTTATATTGGTATGAGTACATCTGGTTATTCAGGTAACAACGGAGATTTAGTTTTAATACCAAGAACAAGTGCAGCATCTAATATTTTATTAATGCAAGGAAACGTAGGAATAGGAACGACTTCGCCTGATGCTAAATTAGAAGTAAATACGGCAGGAGCAGGAGACGGAGCTTTACGTTTAGGGGTACTGAATCAAGAACAGTATGTTTTTGAAACTGGTATTAGCGGTATTACAAATGGAGCTTTAATTCTCAAAGATGTTACTACTCCTTACACATATATGACTTTTAGAGGAGGCAACGTAGGAATAAATGAAACAGACCCATCTTCAATTTCATCTGGTGCTACAACTTTACATATAAAAGGTACAGTCACTTCAAAAGCAGGGGGAATAAGATTAAGAAGTTCAGATAATTCTGTCGATGC